GCGCCGTTGTTCCTTTTATCTTTCTTGGCTGCTAATTTTACAATGGCGCATAACGAGTAGATATACGCAACTTTTTTAAATTGCGCTATATCTGTATGTTATAAATGATTTTTCATTAATAAATTGTTAAAAAAATACACGCAACCCAATGAAACGTAAACCATCATACATCTTTATCCTTTTCGCCATTCTGCTAACGGCGCTATTTGCTTACATGCTAATAACAGGAACCCTTAACGCAATATCATTTTAAAATGTAGTTTATGGAAGATTTTATACCATACCAAAAGCCAAAAAAAGGATCTTTTTTAATTGAAAGTGATCCTGCCGAATACAATGAGAAAGGATGGGCCCAAGTGCCAGTAAGCGCAATTATTATTGGCGAAACTGATGATTGTTATGTTACACGTATTTTAGACTATTCTTACGATGAATGGGTAGGCGATTTAAAAGAAACTGTTACCGGTAAAATATGCCTGGGCTACCACAAAACAAGGTTAATAAAATGGGAAGCAATTCAATTATCAATATTTGACTAGCAATAGCCAGTTTTTAAAAAGCATCCATCCACAGCCAGCCGGAACCCTCTCCGCGCTGGCTTTTTCATGCCTGCATATCTGATTAGTGCATAAGTGCATAATAAAGGCGATTTTTGGCGCAAAAAAACATTTTTGTATTTCTTTTTATTAAAATTATTAATGATGTTATCTAAACCTTTTGAAAATTCATGCACTTATGCACTGGAAGTGCTGAAAGCCTTATGTAAGTAATAATACAGCCAGTGCATAATTTATTTTAAAAATGCACTGGAAATGCACTAATGCACTGAAACGCCAAAAATCAGTGCATAAGTGCAAAGTTGATACTAAAAAATTGAAATTTAATTTTTAAAAATGCACTGGCTAAAATGCTTGATAGAGTAGGAGTGTAGCGATTTTTGGAATATTCCAGTGCATTCTCAGTGCAAAGTTGAAAACGCTTGTAGCCATACAGTCTGTAAAGCTATATCAATTCCAGTGCAAAGTTGAGGCAAAAAAACCGATACCAAAAGTAACCTGTGTGCAAAATTCATTGTTTTTTTACGACACGAATGTTAATAATTGTTGTAACAATCTGCCATATCAGCACCTAAATTTGTCGGAGTAATAAACCGGTAAACTATCTGCCTAAATACCTTGTGACATTGTGTAAAGTATCAGATAGTTTCCGGTTTACTTAAAGCCTGCATACCTGATTACATATAGTATGTAAGCCTGTTTATAAATCTAATAATCAATAAATTATGAGTAGCGGAGAATTTGGAACAATATACACTCAGTTTGAAAATAAGCCCGTAAAGGCAATCAAGCATCTAATTAAGGTTAAAGAAGGAGAGGCCGTTAAAGCTTTATATCGAAAAGATATTGGATTTATTGATATTGTTTGGGGTGAGAACGATCCTAAAACAAATAGAGGTTACGGATTAAAACACATTATCGAAAAACACGGTAATGAAATTAAAGAATTAGGATTTGAGGTTTGGGATTTTATTCCAATAATTGTTCAGGCCGGAAGCATTGTAGCGGCAAAGGAACCTGAAAAAATACTGCTCGAAAGCAATATGTTCAGAGTGGTAATACTTACACAATGGAAGGGGAAGAAAAAACAGTTTATCCTTACTGCTTTTGATCTGAGACCGTATAAAAAATGAAAACCGGCAGAACAGTTCTCGGTGCCGGTTTTTACAAGTAAGCCACTGCCTTACTCAACAGCCACAAAGATACTACTAAAACCATAAAAACCAACCATATGAATACAATTTCTTTACGTCTTTACCCGGAAACCGAAGCTTTGTATAAAAGGCTGCTGGACGAATGCGACGCCGGAACCAACGGAAAACCCGCCACAGCGGATCAGTTTATTAACTATCTGCTAGAGTGCGCTCAGAACCCGCGAAAAGTGGAAGTTTCGAAAGCCGCAGATCAGGAACTAATTAAAACGCTTCAGCAGGAGGTTGAAACGCTTAAAACTGAACTGCTAAAGCTCTCTAACGCTGATAACTCATCCAGCGAAGCGGACACACAACTTATCCAGGAGCTGGAGCATAAAATATTCAGGCTCGAAGGCGAATTAACAATACTAAAGGAGAAAAACAGCACTTTCGATTTTCCCGGAGCTGTTATTTTTAGAGTTACCGAGGCCGAACAAAATGAAATTGAAGTTTTCACCCAGCAGGCGAAGCAAAAATTTAATGTCGATCTTGATCCTGGGCAGGCCTTGTTTTTCCTTATCCGAGATAAAAAATTAAAAGGCGAAGCGTACTAATATGGCAAAAGACTTTTTAGAAAATCCGCTAACTAAAAACATGCTACGCGGATTAATCCGTACCATAGGAAAGGACAACATAAGTAGTGGTGTCGATTCCTTAATTAAAAGCTTCACATCTCAAAAAAACAACAGTCTTTTAGAAAACGAAACTGATATTGTATGGCTTATTTTCGAAAAAGAAAATGAGGTTTATGCAACTCAGGTATCACTTATTGTGGGCGGAGGCGAAACCAGGCTTAACCGCCAGATTTCCACACATAAAATAAGTGATTTAGTTAAAATCGGACTAGAACAAATTTAAAACATGGAACTTTCAACATCAGTACCACAAAGCGGATCGCGCCGCATGTCAATGGATGAACTATTGCAGGAAATGGAAAACCCACGCCAGCAGTTTGATAATCCGGGATCAGAATTCCAACCGCCGCCCGATCCTGTCCGAATGCCGGGCGACCCGTTAAGGGCAGCCGAAAACGCTGAACTGAAATCAGATGAAACCTTTCGCGCCGCTGGCGAATCATTTGCATCTATGGCATGCTCAGGAACAGCCGGACTATGCTCTTTTATCGGAAGCGAAAAAAGCAGCAAATACAGCATCCCGAAGAGCCAGGAAAGCGATTTAGCCAAAAGTTATAGTAAAGTAGCCCGGCATTATAATTTAGCCAGCACTAACCCGCTATTTGAAGCCGCTTTGTTAACGCTTGTAGTTTTGGGACCAAGTTTTAAAGATGCTTTTTCAGATAAACGGATTAAAGCCCTGGAAAACGAGGCCAAGGAATCACAAATACGGCAGGAAAACTTACGGCTCGAAATTGAGCAACAGCGCCAAAGGATTGATGAAATTGATAAATTAAAATCTGATGCAACCCAGCAGCCCAAAGCCTAAGAAAAACAGCGAACGAACCGGCAAGTTTTTTATAGTGATGGGAACCAACGGAACCGGCAAAACCACCACAATAAAAGATTTTGTTGCGGCTGAACTCCGCAAGCCGGGCGGACGTGTACTTATTTTAACTCCCGATGCTTCGGAATTTATTAATGTGCCCGAAGTAAGCGCCGATTTTCCGGAGCGGATACAGCGCTATAGTGGCGCACGTAAAATATTAACTACAAAATCAAACGCCGCCAGCACGCTACAGTTAATTTACGATCATTACCGGGAAGGATTGCTAGTGTTCGACGATTGCCGGGCATATTTTAAAGCCGCTACCCTGGATATACTCGAAACGGTTTTAGTGAGGCGGCGCATGATGATGGTTGATATAATTGCAGTTGGACACGGCCCGAATAAAATCCCGCCTGCTTTTTTTGCCTACGCCACGCACTTTGTACTTTTTAAAACTACCGTTCCCATGCGATGCCGTAAGGATGAACTCGATAATATTGAATATTGGGAAACCGTACAGCAAAACATAAACCAGAAAGCAAATTCCGATCCTCACTACAAAGAAATCCACTCCTTATGATTAAAGATGCTTTTAATCCTATGACCTTTTCCGAAATAGCCTCAAAATACAAGGTATCTATATTTGTACTTCGCAAATGGTTTAACGCTTTTGTCCCCGATCTTAAGCGCCCTGAAGGGAGCTATACATACACATCAAAACAAATAGCCCAGATAATTGAAGCCTGCGGCGAATTTCCCGAAGATCAACAAAAAAATAATACTCATGACTGAGCAAGCACTCTGGATCACCATTCTGGCATCAATTGCCGCAATCCTTTTTGTTACCGCCAAAATACGCCAGTTAGTAAAAGTCCGTAAATGGCGCAAGCAACTGGCACGGCGCGACTATGTAAAATTTTTTCACGGATCAGCCTGGCATGTTGGCCAAATAAGGCAGTTTAAAAATAACGGCAGTACCTTAATAGTTAGAGAAATAACAAACGATTATTCCAGGGCACCGTTTCAATTCTCAATTCCTTTAAAAATTGCAATACCAGTTCACAAAATTTAATCTTTTAAAACCAAAACAATGGGTAAAATGTATGCAGAGTTAGTAAAAGTTGAATTTGATCAACTAAAACGCTATCATTCGGAGCGCGAAGCCTTGAAAGATAAAGGCTTTAGGCTTGTTGGCCGTATAGAAGGCTATAGTATAGCAGGCAAGCAACAACCAGGCCGCCAGATTTACCAGGATAACGAAGGAACCAATTTTGCTTTGTACTCAACAGATATTAACGGGTATAAAGTTGTATCCGCCACGCTTCGCAAGTTTGTTGGCGATCCTGAAAAAATCATTAAAATGTAGTTTTTTCAAAATCACTTTACCAAAAAGCCGGTTAATCCCGGCTTTTTTTATGCAGTTAAATTAAAGTTAATTAATATCTGTAAATATGATGCTATATGTTTAAATAACAGAGTTTTAACCGCTTCAACTTTGTGTCCTGATTCACTCAAAAAAAATCAATTTTTAAAAATGGCACTCACTAACATTATCCCGGTCGCGCCTTCTGGTAATCTCGTAAAATGGGGAATTGCACTTGCTGCATTTGCAATACTCATTTTTGTCGTAGATCACTATTTCGGCGGCGGCAACCTGTTTGGCTTCAAAAAAATAAAGCCAAAAACATCAGACCCGTTAATCAATACTAAACCTCCCCAGGCATGAAAACAAAAACTATGATTATTGTTGGCGTTATTGTTTTAATGCTGGCAATTGCCGCCTACTTCGTAATGAAGAATAAAACAGGAGCAACCACCACCACCGCGGATGCGTCAGCCCTCGGCAAAAAGAAAAACGGAAGCGCATATTTCCAAACTGATCTTGACCTTACTGTTAAATCAATTAAGGGAAGCCCTACCTGGTTGGCAGATGTGCAGAAAAAAGCAACAGCCGCAGGCCGTTCAATTGATGAGCAATTGAAAATGGAAGCTAAATGGATGCTCGAAAACGTGTAATTAAATAAATTTCAAATTAAATAAAACCCTCCACAAAATGAAAAACATCAAAGGCGAAAAATTTATTTTCACCCTCAAAAACACAACTGGCGGCGCTTTGATCGTAGCCCTTTTAGCAGCGTTCTTCGATACAACTGTAGCGGCTTCGCTTGCACAAACCAATTCTGCCGAAATCGTTAAAGCCGGGTATCCTTGCGATTATGTAATCGATGATGGTATTATAGTTGATGGTGCCGTAGCCGGACAGGATTTGGTATGTACGCCTATCGATCCATCCAAAACATACCGCGCATTCCGCGAGTACATTAAGAACAATGAACGCAGGATCAAAGCCATAACTATTCAGAGTAACAATCTGGCTGCATTTAATAAAACGATGCGTATTATCGACTGCAACCCGCTTGGGTCGGATGTAGTTACCTCTATTCCTTTGGTAGCTCTGCGCGATGGTGCCAGCAACTTAAACGATGTAGTTGAAATGAGCGACGACAGCACTACTTTTGGTTACGACACGCTTTTGTTACTCCCAATCGACGAAGGCCACGAACTTACCGTATCACTTTGGTTTGAATAATTGAGGTTTATTAATTGAATTATGGTTAGCTGAAAAGCGGGACGGCTTTAGAACCGCACCCGCTTTTTTTCTTTTAACACACACAAAATCATGAAAATTGAAGAATTTTTAAACACGTTCGAAGGCCGCAGGCTTTTGCGCAAGGCTCACGTTACATCAAAAGGAATGGACGCTATACGCGACGGCTACAATGCGAAAGGTGATAAATTTATGTATGATCTCCTCGCCGGTGCATCTCCAAAATCAAGCGTTTTGAATGGTAACTATGGCGATGAAACCGAAATGGGGCCGCCTACATTCGAACAGTTCCAGGCGCAGCAATCAGGTAAAAAGGAAAAGCTAGATTGGGATGGATGGTTAACAATGCTTAGCAAAACAGGCTCAACCATATCAAAACTAAAAGGCGATATCCTGGGATCAGGAAAAAGCGAAGTTTCGGAAAATGATTCAGCCGAAACCAAAAAAACAAACTGGGTACTTTATGGCCTCGGAATAGCCGTAATAGCCGTAATCATAGTATTAATTGTAAAATCAAACAAATGAAAAATCTTTTAATTGCCGCACTTGTAATCCTGGTATTGATCTTTATCTTCCGTCCTGCAAAGGCCGCAGTGATCACTGAAAAAATTACCAAAAAGAAAGACGTTGAGGACTTTCATTATAAACGCTTCGACGAAAAACCGCTACGGCTTAATCCGGTACCCAAACCGATTTTAACCAACCAGGTCGCTAACGGATCAATTCTAGCACCCCGAGACTAATGAAAATCTCGAAAGTTGTATTTAATCCCGACATAGGGCGAAATATAGCCCGTGTAAACCGCCAAACCGGTGTAATAGAACTTGATCCTTCCATATGGGAAACACTCCCTGAACTGGAACGGGATTTTGTTCTATTGCACGAACGCGGCCACATGGAGCTACAAACAGCCTCAGAATTTGCGGCAAACCAATACGCTATTAAAAATTTCATTCCTGTGCGAACACTTACAAACAAGGAGCTAGGCCAGCGTATTGAAGTTGTTACCCGCATCACCGATCCGGAAAATTATATCAGTGGTAATTTTTTTGAAGGCATTGGAAATGCTATCGGGACAATAGGAACAGTTTCAAATGAAACGTTCAAAATTTTCGGTGTTGGCTCGAAGCGTCGTATTGCTGAAAATGAAGCATCAACAAAAGCAGCTTTAGACCTCGAAAATGCAAAAAGCTCAGGCACTACTAAAATTGCTTTGATAGGCGGAACCTTACTTATTATAATGATAGTACTCTTTTTCACACTCAAAAATTAAGACCATGTCAAATAGAAATTATTCATATTACAACAATCTTTTCGGCATACTGGAAGGAAAGCGAAAAGCGAAAGTTGAAGAGGAAAAAAGGAAAACGCTACAACTTGAAGCTGATTTAAAACTTTCAACTGCTGATGTAGATGCAAGTGAGCGAAACGCAAACCTTTTGGCTCTTTCCGAAGGGAATAAGATATATTACGCTCTCGGCGCGGCTCTTGTATTCGTAGTCCTTATTGTTATGTATTTTAAATTTGGCCGCAAATGAAATTCCCTGAAGTACAGTTAAACCAAAAAACGATAATCACTATCAGTGCAATAATATTACTTATTGCAATAGTGTATTTTGTGGCACGTAAGGCAATTAAAGCTATAAAATCGGATAAGGATATAAAAGAACTGGACGAGGAAATTAAGGCTAATGCACTTAGTTACCCGCTCAACCAGTATTTGTCGATGGCCGATACTTTAGATTCTTCCTTTACATACCTTACCACTGACGAGGATACAATTTACAGCGTGTTCAAAAAAATGAATACCCTTTCGGATGTACTCCAGTTAAATAAAGCTTTTGGCCTGCGCAAATTTTACGGATTTTGGGGCGAAATGTCACTTGCAGCATACCTGCAAAGGGGCTTATCACTTAAAGAAAAAGAAGAGGTAAATAAAATCCTGAAAACTAACAATGTTAATTTCTCATTCTGATGAAATACAAAACCATAATTATTATTTCCGTAATCGTGCTGTTGCTGGCCGGTTCGGTTTGGTTTTATGCCAACGCCCAAAAGAAAAAAACTGAAGATCCCGGGAATATCGGAGATGGCTCTGGATCGCCTGTGGTTCAGTCCGTAAAATTCCCACTACAGCAGGGTAGTCGCGGCAAAGCCGTTGAAGCTATTCAATCAGCTTTGAATTCAAAATTTAATGCAGGATTAACAATGGATGGAATATGGGGCGCTAAAACGCAAAAGGCATTATTAGCGAATAAAATGCCGACCGTTATAAATGCCGCTGAGTTTACACAAATAACAGGAACCACCCCCGAAAGTTTATCAGTTGATTCCTTTACGTCAGGTAAAATAAATCCGTTAAATCCTCTAACCTGGTTCTGATGGACGAAAAACAAACACTTTGGAGCCGCCTAAAAGAGGGCAAACTTCCCGAAATGGATATTAATACCATTGTCGAAATTGACCGCGAAAGCCTTATTAATGCTGGTTTAATCGTGTTCCTGATTGCAGTATTGCTGTTTGCTTCGTTCTTTACAATAAAAAAACAACTATCGTAATGACACCATCCGAATTTATAAGTACATACGAAAATTCAGTTGTCCAGGCATGTGCGGGAACCAGCCTATTCCCATCGGTTAAAATGGCGCAATTGGCGCTCGAAACCGGCTGGGGCAAAAGCGTTAAGGGTAACAACATGACCGGCATAAAAGCAAGTAAAAGCTGGACGGGTAAAGTAATATCATTTACCACCCGCGAAGTTTTAAACGGCGTTAGCCAGTATTTTACCGGAACAAATAAGGTTTATCCTTCAAAATCAGCAGTCCCGGCCAACGTTAACCAACAAACTTTATTTCGCTATTACGAAACGCCAGCCGATTCAATCCGCGATCATTCAAAGTTTTTAACCGAAAATACCCGTTATCGTGCCGTTTTCGAAGCCTCAACGCCACAGGCGCAATGTGATGCGCTACAATCGGCTGGCTATGCCACTGATCCCCATTATGCGCACATCTTAAAATTAATGATCAAAACCTACAATCTCGAAAGATTGGATCAAAAAAAAAAGTCATGAAAAAACTTAATTACGGAATTGCAATTTTGGTTTTACTCATTGGCGCGTATCTTCTTTTTACCGCTGTAAAATACTAATTAAATGGAAAAACTACCCTTAACCGGTTTTCACAGCCTGCTTGGTTTTAGGCAGGCCGCTGATCTTATCGAAGAAAATACCAGTACTGGCGTTACGTATATTGGAATTTGCAACCGAAAATGTTTAACCTCTGATAACGCATGGACAATCATTCGCATTACAGAAACAACCGTAGGGAGCGTAATTTCAACTAAAATTGAATTTGCTTACGGCTCAACTTCTTTTGGTGCCGTATGGGATGACAGGGCCGATTTACCATACACCTTTAAAAACTTTTAATTATGCCAGGTAAATACGATAAACGGCTGGGGATGTACCGAGATAAAGACGGACAATCTGTTTTTCTGGGTACAAACAATGTTGTTGATTTATATATCAGCAACGAAACCGAATGGCTGCAAGCCTGGGAAATTTTTATGAATGGCGAGGATGCCGTTAGAGGCTGGGTTAATGGAAATTTGATTTTAACCGATAACAGGGAGTTTTTTGTAGACTATGCTACAGCTCAAACAAAATTCTTTGAGCTCAGAGGCATAGGTACAAGGCCAATCAGATGCGGGAATTTTGATTTAACAATAGGCCGGATTTACTTCGAAAATATGTCTTTAAGTCGCACAAACGAAGCACCTATGCTTAAAGTGCGCGAGGGAACATTCACGGCAGATAATTTACATTTTCGATACCTTAACGGAATAGGAAGAATTTCAACACCAGTGCCAAACATCGAAATAATAGGCAACTATGTTTCGCGCACGGGAAGCATAAAACTTAAAAACATTTCACATGCCAGCGGCGACAGTTCCGACGCTAACCTTTCCGGGGATGTTCAGCCGTTCATAATTTTAAACAATGCAGGCGGAGCCGGACTAGATGGAAGCAATGTCTATATTTCCATAGCTGAAGTACAGTCAATATCGAACTTTGACGTATTTAGCCGGGTTTTGCTTCAATCAAACCAGGCCGTTAGATATATGGTTACTGGTGATGAAACGTGGTATCACGATCCCGCGCAGTTGTGGCCAGGAGCCGGAAATATAAATGCTACCGCCGAAGTTTTAAAACACTCCAGTATTGATAATGCCAGGGTTGACAATATGCCAACAGATACAACGCTGGAATTTATTACAGGTATCAGCGCAACAAAACGACTAAGGCAGATTTCGAAAGCTGATTTTTTAGCCGATGTAAATTTAAAATTACTCGATTCTAACGCTTACGGCGTTAGATTTGATACTACAGCCGCCGCCACAGCTTGCACCCGGATAGGTAATTTAACAAATCATGTTTTGTTACCGATACAGAACAAAATGAAGCGTTGTTTGCTGGATGATGCCGGCAATGTACTTACTTATCTAAAAAACGATAACAGCCTTTTAAAACCTGACGGAACCGCCGCCACACTCGACGGAACCAGCGGACAAGTAATGGTTGAAATTCCTGAGTTTTATTATAAGTCATGGACTGACGGCAATTTTTTCAACATATTGATTTCGGAATACGCTTTAACCGGATACACCAAATCGGCAAAACAATACATCGGAGCCTTTAAAGCCGGTTTGCAGCGCAGCAACTCTAAGCTGGGTAGTTTTATTAATCTTAACGCCGATTTTCGCGGAGGAAATAATAATGCTGCATGGGATGCAGCCGCAAATACACTCCTCGGAAAACCAGCAACAAACATAAACTTAACCAACTTCCGAACTTATGCACGCAACAGGGGCGCGAGGTGGCAGGCTATGCCATTTGTCACTAAAACGGCTTTTAATATCCTTTACCTTGTCGAATACGCAAACCGTAACAGCCAGGCCGCTTTTAATGCAGCCTTAACCGCCGAGGGGTATAAACAGGGAGGATTAGGGGACGGAGTAACCAACGTAAATGGCACAAATTGGAATACTTTTTCAGGTTATTATCCAATTATACCAACCGGAAAAACCGTAAGTATCGGTAATGCTTCCGGAACAGTTAATTACACTATTGCAGGCTTTACCGGTGGCGATATCACCGTACCTGTTAACAGCTACAGGGGGATCGAAAATCCTTTCGGCGATATATGGGAGTGGTGCGACGGTGTATTATTCAACATACAGGCAGCTGACAGCGGCGGGCAAAGCCTTGTTTATGTCTGTGATGTACCGGCCAACTATGCTGATGCTATTACAGCAAATTACAGGCAGGCAGGTTTATTGGCTCGCGTAAGCGGATACATGACAAAAATGATAGGCGGAACCGAATGTATTTTATTACCAGCTGAGGCAACAGGCGGATCATCTACAACCTTTTGGCCTGATTACCTCGATCAAAGTATTCCCGCAAATGGTACTTCCGTTAGAGGGCTTTTGGTTTCTGCGACTGCGCATTATGGCGCGTATGCGGGTCTCTGGTCTGCGTCTGCGTTTCACACGCCTGCGCATGCGTCTGCGTACCTCGGCTCTCGCGTTTGCTTCTTATAATTTTGAACAACGGAAATACGAATTTCCGGAGCGCGAAGCACGAAACACGAAACGCGGAGCGTTTCAAAATTTTGAAAAAATTGAAGGTTGCAAGTTAATGAGGGCTTTTGGTTTCTGCGAATGCGAATAATGGCGCGAATGCGGGTCTCTGGTATGCGAATACGAATAACACGCCTGCGAATGCGAATGCGAACATCGGCTCTCACGTATGCTTTAAATGATTTTTGATTGACATTGATTTGAACCCTGGCTCTTGCCAAAAAATAAATTTAGTGCAAATATGTATTGGTAACTAACGTGAAAATCCATTGCACATAAGAAGCAAAAAAAATGAAAAGAATAAACAACCTGTACAAACAACTTTGCAGCCTCGAAAATTTAACGCTGGCTGATAAAAATGCGCGTAGGGGTAAAGCTTTTCAATACGGAGTAAGGATTTTTGATAAAAAAAAGGATGAAAACTTGTTATCACTTCAAAAAGCATTGACGGATAAAACATTCAAAACATCAAAATATCATGTATTTACCTTGTTTGATACTGGCAAAGTGCGCGAAATATACCGCCTGCCGTATTTTCCGGATAGAATTGTACATCATGCAATCATGCAGATTTTAGAGCCTATATGGTTATCAATTTTCACACATGACACATACAGCTGCATTACTGGCCGGGGAATTCATAAAGCAGTTTACAAACTCAAATCCGATCTTAAAAACGAAAGCGAAACAAAATACTGCCTAAAACTTGATATTAAAAAGTATTATCCTTCCGTTGATCATGCAGTTTTGAAACAAATTATCCGGAAAAAGATTAAAGATTCCGATCTTCTTTATTTGCTTGATGAAATTATTGATAGTGCACCCGGATTGCCAATAGGTAACTATTTATCTCAATACCTGGCTAATTTGTATTTAGCTTACCTGGATCATTACTGCAAGGAGGTATTACAGGTAAAATATTATTACCGCTATGCGGATGATATTGTTATCCTGCACAGCGACAAACAACACCTTCACGGCCTTTTGAAAAAGATTGATGAATATGTTAGCAAAAATTTAAACCTTACCGTTAAAGGCAATTACCAGGTATTTCCGGTTGATGTACGCGGAATTGATTTTTTAGGTTATGTTTTCCGCCACTCGCATATATTAATGCGAAAAAGCATAAAAAAACGCTTCGCCGCAAAAGTAAAAAAGTACGCAAACAACCCGGAAAAACTTATGCTATGCACAGCCAGTTACAGGGGATGGAGCAATCACTGCAATTCACGAAATTTAATTAAAAAACTAGATCATGAGATCAAACTCAAACAGTCAGCCTGAAATTATTCTTAATCTCGGCAATGGCAATTATCATGTAAATTATTGCCTCGATGCAATTGAAACGGAGGGCGTAATTTCATACAACTATAATACCGTTGAAATTTCGGGCATTCCCGATTACGGTAAAATAATTACTGCCATTATCCGCGAAATGTACAGCCTCGATGCCGAATTAGCAGTTATGAACGCTTTTTCAGAAGGCGAAAAGGTTGATGAGTATATTGATTTCCAAAACTGGCGCAGTATGGCCAAATGGATTGCCGAAAATATTATTAACGGCGCTATTGTTACTAAGGCTGATTTTGATGATCACTACGCCGCAATGTCAAGCATAATTATTACAATGCCCGTTGTACTCCTGCTCACTGGCGGGCGCTACGAAACTTTAGCCAACGACATGCTGAAAAAGAAAGTCCCATGGCAGCTACAGGAGGACGGAACCGCGAAGGCTTATCTGGGTTATATACTTCCCGAACATTTAGCCATCCTGCAAAGCGATCCGGAGGTTACCATACAAATGTGATGAAGAAATTTAGCGATTTAAACATTACACAGCCGGAGCAATCTTTTACAGGCGAAAAAATTAAACTTTACAACCTGCTAAACCGCGAAATAATAATAAATGATTTCAGGATTGTAGAAAGTAAATTTAGCAACTCAAATACACAAAGGCTTGATATTGATCTTGTAATTGATAACAAACTTCGTGTTACCTGGACAGGATCGAAACGCTTGATTGACACCATCAAACAAATTGAAAAAACTGATTTGCCAATTACAACCACAATAATAAAAGAAGGCGAAAGCTATAAATTTACTTAAAAGCATTAAAAACATGGAATACTGGGTACAAACTATTATTTCTTTTATCCTGGGCGGCGGATTGCTTACAATCATTACCAGCAAATACAATAAAAAAACGGTAAAGGTTGACGCGTATAGTAAAATGGAAGATTTCTGGCAGGCTTCAAACGAAAGCATCCGCAGGGAATTTCAGATACGGGTTTTAGAGCTTGAAAAAAGAATTGATGATCTTGAAAAAAATGTTTGCCGCCGGGTCGAATGTAAAATACGCGTAAAATGAAAAGCTTAAAAACATACGGACTCATGATATTGGCGCTCATTGTCATGATGTGGATAACAGGGAAGGCGCTATTTATATCCTATGAAATGCAAATGGATAATCAGCGACTTATCCAAAATGATGTTAATATGCGTGCCCAGCTTACATATTATTTTACCAAATCAGGACACGAAGCCGCAAAAACGCCTGTACTCCAGTACAAACAAAAAGAACTGTACCGGATCCATCCGGAGGTAAAGCAAAAAGTATCTGATCTTAAAATTAATCCTAAAAGGGTAGAGGCTTATTCCGAAACTTCCATTACCTCCAACAAGGAAATAACTGTGCCGTCAAATGATAGCACCATCCGAAAAAACGATTCTGTTATCCAGGGTAAATATTTTAATTATTCCGATCCCTGGTACAATGTAGAAGGATGGATTATACTGGATACAATGAATTTAAAAATATCAAGTACTGATACAATTTACCAGGTAATAAGTAAAGGCGACCGGTTAAACCCTTGGTTATGGATTTTTAGCCGCCGCCATCTGGTACAGACGATTCAGAGCGCGAACCCGAATAATAAAATTTTATACTCAAAGTTCATACAAATTAAAAAATAAAGACAATGGCTAAAAAATATGTAACATCCGATAACAGATACGATGTAGTTTACCAAACCACATCCGGCAGGGCCTTGATAGCAAAAAATGTTATTGCTAAGAATGAAAAAGCAGCAAGAAGCAAACTAAAAAAGGAAATGCAAGCCTCCACAACATTCCGTAAAATCATAGCCGTAATTTTAATAGGATAGGCAAAGAAATAAAAAAGTATAAATCCTTCCCGCCATATTTAGCCAACGGAAAAACCACGTTTCCGGGCACAAAGAACAAAGCCGGAGTTTACCAGATTTTTGAATCAGGCAAACTGGTTTACATTGGTTTTAGTGGATTTAATTTATACCGTACATTGTACCGGCACTTCGAGAAATGGAACCACCGCAGCCAGCCTGTAGTTACGTATGAGAACAAAATGAAGCGCTTTAATTATACTGTGCGCGTTACCATTTGCACCGCTCTGCAGGCCGAAAAATTAGAACGTCTTTTAATAAAAAAGTACAAGCCCCGCGACAATTCAAACCAATTTGAACTTTACGAATTAACGCCTTCCGATTTAAGGGTTTTCGAAGTATTTAAGGGTGAAGAATTACAAAGCCTACCCGATAATCCTACATTCTAAAGAGTTTCAGGCCACTTCTTAACCTGGTTAAGCAAATAGTTTATTCGTGCTTCAATGGCTGAAATTACTCTTATTTCAGCCCAATTTCCGCGTTTACGGTGCAAATCCCTTATTTGTGATAGCATATGCACCAATGATCCTGCAATCTGTTCAATCCACTTAAAAACATACACTGATCCGTTGATCCAGTGCGACCGATCCACTGAGAACCGGAAATTACTTTCAATATTCGATATTTCCGACCGGCAGGCGCTATCCTGGCTTAAATCGAGGTAGAACCAGGAGCGGCGATAATGGCCAAACGCTTCAATGTATATTTCATTCAATTCGAATAATTTGAAGGTTAAAAATTCATTGGTTTTCACTAAAAAAGCTTTTGCCTCTTTAATATCAGTAAAATAAATAGTTACACCCCAATTAAGCATAACAGAATGTTTCCTTTGCTTTGTCCTTATGCTGGTTTTATCAGCCTTCGTAATGGTTTTTATATTTATTTTTTTCATTGCCTTGGTGTCATTGATGTGTTAATTTACTTTTGAAAATTTAAGTGCTTGATTTCCAGTATATATATTATATATAAAAGTCCTATAATTAATACTATGAAATTATTAGTGTTATATGGATCAATTCTTTACACCTAACCGCGTAAAGCCTTACAGCTACCTTACTTTCACTTATTTAACACACACCCCTTAACATACTTATATATTATCAGGCAAAGTACAATTGTGCTTGGCTTGGTTGGTAGGTATTTTATTTAATATCAAGCAATTATTAACTAAATACACCCGCCTAAACCACTTTTTTTTATTTTGTATTACTTTTGTTTGTGCTTAAACGGTTTTGATAACTTTGAAGCCAGCAGCGTAAAAACCAAAATCAATACCAGTATGATCGACAAGTTTGTGTTATCCTTCCTTAATATTTTAGCTTCCGTCTCCAGGCGTTGGTTTTCCGAAAACAAATCATTTAACAACCAATCGTCATTTCGTTCGTATTCTATTTCTCTGAGGCTGAAAATGTTTATTTTCTCTCTTTTCCAGTGTATATATTTTTTGTTTTTGATTCTTAGTTTTGAAATTAGTACCGCAATAATAAATGTTGCCGCCAGCGCATACAAAATAATATACAGCATTGGCATATTTATCAAATCTGTTATGTTTATCATTTTTATTCCTATTGTTGTTTTGTTGAATTTTTACAATTATACCGTAACAAAAACCTCGTGTAAGATTAAAACTACATATCGCATTAATGGCAAGGAGTATGTAGTTACCCACAAATAACCATCCAACCAGGCCGCTATTTACTCGTTAAATTCTTTATCGTTTCCGCATTTATCAACTGCATTTTTATTAAGTCCGTTATCTGACGGCTCATCTCTTCATTCTGACGGGTTAAGCTCTTTATGTATCCTTCTTTAATTGATGCCTCATCCGGATTAACAACCGGAACAATATCCTTATGATCGGAATTAAATAAGAAATAGCTTAAAGGCTTATCCAATACCTTGCATATTTTCTCTAATGTCTGGATCGACATAGTATTTTTCTTTATCATGTCGTAATAACCTGATGTTGAAACACCTATATCTTTTAAAAAGTCCTGCTTTTTAATCCTTTTTTCAACCAGAAGCTTGTCTATTTTAATGCTTATTTCTTCCATCTTATTTTATTAACAGCGTATTGTTAATAACTTATTGCTTTTAAACGGAAGATTATCCGATTTAACGCAATATATTTGCCCGACAATTAAAGTCTGACAAATATACAACGAAAAATGAGAATTGATTTAACACTACTCGAAAAAGCGCGTAAGGACAAAAACCTAAACGCCCGCCTTGCACTGGCCTGCAACAAAAGTACCCGCACGATCGACAGGTACATTAAAGCCAACAGTTTTCCTGATAAGCTGGAAACCGAAGTACTAACCATTTTTAAAACTTACCAATCATGACAAGCGAAAAAACCATTGCCACCGTTCCGCAACGCTTTATTTTTAATAATACCGAAGTGGATTTCGAAATTACCAACGCCAACGTAATGGTAAACGCCACGCAAATGGCTAAAATTTTTGATGGTAAAGTAGAGGCATTTAGACGTAATGAAACAACTCAAAAATTTATTTCTGAGTGTTTAAAAAGCGAGAATTCTCGCTATTTAAATATCGAAACCGAAGAGGATTTAATTACCTCAACGCAAAAAACAGGCACCTGGATGCACCGCATACTAGCGTTAAAATTTGCTGCCTGGTTAAATCCTGCATTCGAACTATGGGTATATAGCGTAATTGACGAATTGTTATTCGACCGTTACCGCGAACTGGAAAACCTCCTTATCCGCTCAGCCAAAACAAAAAACCGCCTCGACGAACTACGCGAAGACCTACGCACCGATAACCGCTACGCCGAACTGGAAGAACTCGAAATGCTCGACCGCCAGTACAGCCGCGCCCGGTATCGCAAAACAACCAATCAGCTAGAGTTATTCCGCACTATTAATAAATAAGGCCATGAGTATAGAAACTATAATAATAATCCTTCTGGGAGTTGTTTTAGGCTTGATTTTAATTCTTTTATCACATAAAAACTAACCATCATGATACCAAAAAAATACAAAAAAGCGCATTACGCAGTTAACCGCTTCAAGCCGGTAGCTGATGTAAAGAAATGGTTTGAGCGCGAAGAAACCATTTACACAACCAACGATATGATTGATATTAACCAATTTTTCATGCTACAATGCCAGCACGATTTTATATTACTTTCTCTTTGCCTCGATTTTGCCGAACGTACCGAAAAACTACTTAACACTGCCAATATTTTACGGCTCTGTAACCAGAACATTCAAACGATATGCCTTGGCGATCCTGAGGCCGAAATACTAGCCGAACGTTTCCCACTCTAAAAAACTAAACACATGGAACCACTATTTATCATTTATAGCGTAGCAGCTATTTTAACGCTTCCACTGTACTTTACAATTAAGCACTACAGCGAAGCCAAACACCTCAAACACTTCCGCTCACAGCTTAAGCCAGGGCAAAGCGTAACGGTAAAAGCATACGGCATTTACCATCAGGCCGAAATAATTAATATCCATGATGAATTATGCTTTTGCTGGATAGCCGAATCAGAAATTTACTCCTATGTTGAACCTTTAAACATTTTCCCGTATGACTATTAACGAACTGATTGAACGCGGATCACTCGCCACCAACATACCAGCCAGCGAAATAACCGGAACCAGCCGAAAGGACGAAATTGTAATTACCCGCCACGCCATAAGCGATATTGCATACAATGCCGGGTACAATTACAGGCAAATAGCCGAGGCGCTAAAGCGCAAATGCCACGGTACAGCAATAAACGGCTGTAGGAGATCAAGCGAGCTAAAAACCAATAACAGCCAGTTCCGCACTCTTTATAACCTAATTAAAAACGGATAAAATGTTCTATCAAATCCAGTTCAACGATATGCAGCAAGCTTTTGCCAGGCGCATAGCAAGTATGCAGGCTGATTTGATCAAATATGCCAGCAGCGAAAAAGCCAACCCAAAAGCCATTGAAGCTAAAACCGACCTCATAAACCAGCTTAACGATTACCATGAGTTTGTAATGAACCTGTATATAGAGTTTAAGCAGGAAACACAGGCCAGTTTCGGGGCCGGTTTTAGCGAAGGGTACAAAAAATGCCAACACGAATACGAACCACATTTGCGCATCCGAACCGGCGACAAAGAACTCGACCGCTTTAATTCGCTTACCAGGGTAAAACTTGACTTCCCAAACCTCTTTTAACCACCATTTATGAAACTTCCCGAAATAAAGGATAAACCCCGCTTTGTTGCCAGCACCGATAAAATAAACAAACATTTATTGCACGATTTTTATAGCGTTCACCGCGAAAAGGACGGTAAAACATTTAAAGAAATTGTAATTAACAAAGTAAAGTTTGTTGCTAAACTCAAATCGTTAGGTTTTCGCCGGTACGATCTTAATTTTATCGAAAGTAAATACATACGTGTAGATAAAAATACCATCGAAGAGGTAAGCGAAAAATTTATCACTGATACTTTTCTGCAATACGTTGAAGAGTTACCGGATTACGATCACTCAAATGGCGATTCGTGCATTACCATTACCAGCGAAATAGTGAAGGCAAAACTATACAACGCCCTCGAAAACTATTTCAAACCAACCTTATTCAACCGCATGAAAGATGATAAGGATATTTTAATAAAGGAAGATACCAAAACCGAAAAGTTTCTTTTTTATCAAAATTGCTGGATTTCGATTAGTAAAGCCGGTTACCTCGTGCACGATTACAGCCAGCTGGATGGTTATGTGTGGAAAGATATGATCCTGCCCCGCAACTTTACTATTCCGGCTGATCCCGAAAGCGTATTTGGAAAGTTTTGTACCAACATCACCGGCAAGGAACCCGAACGCCTTAAGAGCCTGCAAACAATTATAGGATACAATTTACATGCCTGGTTCAGCGGCAAACTAAAAGCCACCATACTAACCGACAGCCGCATTAGCGAGGATGGCGAAGCCAACGGACGAACCGGCAAAGGTATTTTGTGCAAAGCAATTGGATACATGCTTAATGCCGATGTAAAACGCTCTTCTGTTTATGTCTCCATCAATGGCCGCGACTACAACCCCAAGAACATAAATAAACATGCCGATTGTAATTTGGATACGCGTGTTTTGCACATTGAGGACATTTACAACAATTACAATATCGAAAGCTCATTCAACGACATTACGGATGGTTTGAGCGTCCGCAAATTATTTCAATCCGCTTTTACCATCAGCGTAAAAATTGTTTTCTCAACCAACAAAACGCTTATTGTTGAAGGCGAAAGCGCTAAGGATCGGGTAATAGAATTTGAGTTATCCGATTATTACAATTCTAATTTCGATCCATCCCAGGAGTTTGGGCACTGGTTTTTCGACGACTGGACACCCGAAGAGTTTAATAGGTTTGATCTTTTTATGATAGAGTGTGTTCGCACTTACCTGGCGGAAGGAATTAAGGAAGCGGAAGAAATTAATTTACGTGTCCGTAAGCTACAGGATCATAGCAGCCGGGAGTTTATAAACTTCATGGATGATATGTTCAAACGAGGTGAAACAATCAAATACAACGTTACAAATCTGGGAGTAACCACCGAAAACGAACTAACGGTTAAAAGTGGTGATCCTGTTAACAAAAAACTGATTTACGAAGTATTCCGCACTCTGAACGCTGATTTTAACAATGCAAAATTCACACAGCATAAGTTTACAAAATGGGTACGCATGTACTGCAAAGCAAATCAAATACCATTAGGCGAAGAGCGCCGGAACTCAAAGGATATATTTTATTTCGAGTTTCGCCAAAAGCAAACAACTGCACCAGCTGCTACACCCGAATTTCCCGAATTAAAAAACGATTTACCCGAAATTGAATAATTATGGAAACGAACCTTAAAAACATCTTTCAAACTACAAAGCAGTGTGAAGCCTGGTATCCAAAATTAAATCAGGATGGTAAAAATTATCTTTATTATGTAGATAAGTTTATTGCCACTTTTGAGCCCGAAACGCAGGTTAAATTATTAAACCTGATACCTATTTCCGAATTACCTACTTTTTTAAAGTGCTTATCCTTTATCCTGGTTACTTGCAACCTTTGTCATGAATTTCAGTTTCATGATAATTTTACCAGGGTTCAACGGTACGGAGCATGGCCGGATAAATCAGTTTTTAATAATTATTTATAACGAATACGCACATGCACAGGGCTACACATATTGAAATTGAAACACATAGTAAACAATAAATTAATTTTTTAACACGTCTTACCATGAAAAGAGAAAGAGAAATAAAATTTAAGGCAATAATATCCGGATCAGAATCATGGATATATGGATTACCACACTCAGTATATGGGACAGGGATTGATTCAATTCAAAATGATACAAATGGGAATATTGAATATATCCATGTTGACACATTATGCCAATATGTCGGATTAAAAGACAAGAATGGGAAAGACATCTATGAAGATGATATTTTGGATTCTGAAACCGCCCCTCAACCGTTACAGATAACTATTGATGATTATCACGGATATCAGTTCAAATTTGGCGAGGGTACACTTTGTAAGGCAGATGCAATATATGGTGAAGTTATAGGCAATATTTACGATAACCCGGAATTGCTCGTTAACAAAAATTAATTTATTGTGATGATAAACGACCGCCCTTTCATTGTTGCTGTGAACTATGCCTTGTGTATGTGCGATGTTATGCGCCGTTGTTCCTTTTATCTTTCTTGGCTGCTAATTTTACAATGGCGCATAACGTATGGTGCTTTGCGAAGGCGGGACTTTTAACCACTAAATTTAATTAGAAAGATGAATGATATATTTAATACAGATGTTCCTTTGAAAACGGAAACCCCCGCTTTTGCAAAGCACGTGTTACCAGCAGTGCCTTCTTCTGAGGTTTATTTGGAAGATTGTGTAACGGCATTAAAACGCTATGCAGACAACCATTTTTGTTTGGCAATAGTTGACCCGCCTTATGGGATTGATATTACTAAGCAATTTGAGAACGCTAACAAGGTCGGAACAAAATCAATGTTTAAGCAGACCAAAGGAATAGTAAAAAAAGATTGGGATGCGGAAATACCTACTGCTGAATACTTTGATGAATTGAAAAGGGTATCTAAAAATCAAATCATTTGGGGTGGTAATTACTTCTTAGATTACTTAGGAAATACAAAGTGTATGCTGATATGGGATAAGATGAACGGAGGTAATAATATGGCTGATGCGGAATTGGCTTGGACTTCATTTGATAAGGCGGTGAGGATGTTTAGGATGCACCACTTTAGCAGTGGGTATGAAACCAAAATACACTTAACTCAAAAACCAACGAAGCTATATGATTGGATATTATCGAAGTTTGCCAATGAAGGCGATTTAATTTTAGATACCCATTTAGGAAGCGGAAGCAGTAGGATTGCAGCGTATAAAGGTGGGTTTGATTTCGTGGGTTTTGAAATAGACGCAGAATATTATGAGAAACAAGAAAAGCGTTTTAATGACTTTAAATCACAATTACGGTTGTTTTAGCGGTGTCGGTTCTGGCATTGCTGGTAACGTCCGCAGGTATATTTCAGTTGCGGACTACGAAGCACAAAATTATCAAAATAGTAAAAACTTAAATACGAGAACGAATGATTGAACAACCACAAAACCCGCAATTGAATATACCTGTTGTTACCAGCAGTGTTTTATTCTCTCGTGTGTGGGAAATGCCAAACTCAAACACTTTCGATATTAAATGTATCCGAAAACTGATTGATAAGTATTT